TGGCAGGAGCTCAGCGACAGGGACAGGAGCGCTCAGAACGGTGGGGAGAACACGGATGGGTTCTTCGTGGCTCACAGGGGCGGCAGCAGGTCGTGGGTGGAGCACACCGAGAACGCCTACACGCAGTCCGTGTCGTTCGGTGTGGACGCCTTGGAGTTCTCCTGCAATGAGTCGAAGGACGGCGTGTGGTTCGGGCTGCACAACAGGACCTTCGAGTCGCTGGGCGGCCCGGCCACTGATCCGCACACCATGACCTGGGAGGAGATCAAGGCCGCCCTACCAGCGAACAAGGTTCCAGCGCGTCTGGACTGGTTGCTCGACAGGTACGGGCAGACTCACTGTTTAGTTATCGACCCGAAGTACCGGGCGGGCGAGTGGAAGCGGCTCCTGAAGTACATCACCGACAGGAACGTGACTCCTGCGCAGATCGTGATCAAGTACTACGGCGACTCGAACTGGCTGTTCGAGCAGGCGAAGGCCGAAGGCTGCGGGGCCTGGGGCTACGCCTACACGGCGAACACCACCGAGCCCTGGTATGAAACTTTCAAGAGCTCGACAGGGCCGTTGGACTTCCTGTCGATGCAGTGGGACGCGCCAGTGAACGTGGTGAACGACCTACGGGCCTCGAATAAGCCCGTGGTCGCTCACATCCTTGACGATCAGACTCAGTACGTCAGAGCCGCCCAGAAGGGCATGCGCTCCGCGATCGTGGCTGGTGTCAAGGGCGTTCTTCAGCGCCAGTGCTGATCACCAGAGGCTGACGACTAGCTCGCTCTTAGCGGGGTTCCCGGGTCGGGGCTGTGTGTCCCAGGTTCGGGAGCCCCAATAGGTCTCACCGTGCTCGTAAAGGTCTTCGAGCATTGAGCCGCTGACATTGACGCGACGGAAGCCGTCCTCCGGACTCACGATCGACACGGGCAGATCGCCCTCGTGCTGTCGGATCTCTTCGAGCTCAGCGATGACATCGGAACAAGTCAGTACGCGATCGGGCCCGGCCTTCGACTCCATCGAGTCCAGGCAGTACGAGCGGTCGCAGTCCTCGTTGCCGGGCTCGACAGGGGCGGAGGGGACGTCCTTCGTGGTGATAATCGGAGAGGCGTTCTCGGCCTTCTTGGCGGGCTTCTGGACCTCGACACGGGCCGGATCCAGCTGGAGCCCCATAACGGCCTTAGCGAGCCTGCCAAGGGCCTTCTCGTAAGACGACAGGGCGAACTCCGTGAACGACAGGGGCTTGGTCTTGCGGACCTTCCGGGCTCGCCTGACGACCTTGAAGGGGCTGACTCTCAGGTCCATCCTCCGACCGTTCGCGGTCTTGATAGCAGCGGTCCGGTCAAGGTTCATGTGGAAGAATGTGTGCTTGCGCTGGCCGAAGTAGAACTTGTCGCCCCTGCGAAGCTCGCACACCATGACGCGCTCGATCTCCTCGGTGAATTCCTCGTCATCGTCATCGACAAACTCGACAACGTTGAGGTACGAGTCCTCCGACATGGCGATGATGAAGGGTTTGTAGGTTGGGGTCATGACCCAGAACTGGATGATGTCGAGGCTCTCGCATGAGTACCGGGGGTCCGACAGGACCCGGCAGTCGCCGAGCCCCTTGATCTCGATGAAGTCCCGCTTCACGATGCCCCAGCAGTGGACGGGGCGGACCTTGCGTGCCATTTGGTGGTTCCTTTCGGTTCGATGATGGTGATGCTTGGTGTCGGTCGGGTGATGGCGACATCCGGTTGACCGACAGGTGCAACCCTAGCACGGCTCTCCGACAGGGACAACATTCGAGATCGTGACGTGCCACACGCGCCCCTACGCGTACGCGCGTACGTGCGCGCGCAGGAAACCCCAAATCCGCTTTTATATACCCCGCATAGAAAAATATGAACTCCGTACAGTATTCTATACCCACAACAGAGAATTTCGGGTAAAAAACTATACTAGTCTCTCTAAATATTATATACTAAATATATACTATATACATTATTATATTATATACTACGAAGAGAAATTTGAGAGTAATGTAGGTACGTACCTACATTTGTTTCGTCAACCCCAACTTCTTCCCGTCGTTCCAATCAAAAGCCCCTGTCGGGTTCTTCCCCGACCGACTGGTCGGTTAAATACAATGAGCGCTACAAAAACGAGATTTCCGGGACCTGCGTCCTAAAATTTCAGATTTTGAACCTCGAACCCTGAAAATGAACATGGGTAAATTTCTATATGTCAAGAAAACTTGACATTCACATCATGTATTCAACCGAGCGGTCAGTATAAGCCCTAGGATGTGTGCAAGAGCACAGAAATCTCTCGGCCCTGTCGTCCTCTGTCGCGCTGTATGTGGTACAGTTCTATCTGCGACATCCGGGCGACCGGACTAGAACCATCACAACCTTGGAGAGGAACCGACATGCCATTCGTAGCCGGGAAGGACCAGCGGGCAGAGCGCGCGCGGTACAGGGAGGACGAGCTCGTTGTCGAACGAGCCAAGTACGCCGCTGAGCTCCTCAGGAAGCGCATCAGGCGCGAGGGTGTCATCCAGGCCCAGTACCCGCAGGTCTTCGGGTTCAAGGCCCAGCAGACGATCCACAATCACTTCCGCTCCGGGAAGGTCACGCTGATCGACCTCATCCGCATCGTCGGCACCCCAGGGTTCGACATCAGCATCGACGACGTGCTCCGGACGGCCATCAGCATCATCCAGAGCACCGCGGATGTCGAGCCCGATGAGGACGGGCTCCCCGTCCCTAAGCCGAGGCGGCGTCGGAAGCCGAAGAAGGACCAGGAGGTCAAGCTCACGACGGAGAAGGCCCCTGTGAAGCCCGCGCTGAAGGGCACCGAGGTCGATGAGGAGCTCTTCCTGTCGAAGGACTACAGCCGGTTCGCCAACCTCTTCAAGCAGGCCTCCGGCGAGGAGGACGACTGATGGCGCGCAACCTGGAGGACGACCTGAATGAGAAGATCGACAGGGCCATCCTGGAGGAGGCGCAGAAGCCTCGCAGGGAGCGCATGTCGAACGTTGCGCTGGGTCGGATGTTCGACGTCCACGAGACCACCATCAGGAGGCACAAGCAGGCGCTCCAGAAGGCGCTCAGACTCCCTGTCGAGCAGGACAGGGACGAGTTCTTCGACATCCCCGTCAACGCCATCACGCAGCGCCGCAGGACCATTCGGCTTGAGGACGGCTCTTATGAGCGCGTTACCTACAACCCCGCTGTCGCTGTAGCCGAGGACGTTCGTGAGGCCTCCTACGAGGAGCTGGAGAAAGTCTTCGACCGGGCTGTGCTCGCGGTGGCGCCCAAGGTCGAGGAGGATCGGCCCAAGACGCTGGTCGTGTGCCTGTCGGACTTCCAGGTGGGCAAGACGGATAGTCTTGGTGGGACGCAGGAAACCGTGAACCGGGTCATGACCACTCTCAAGCGGATCACCGAGTGGATTCAGGCCGAGGGCTCGTATGAGGAGATTATCGTTGCAGATGTCGGGGACGTCTGCGAGGGTTTCTGGAACGTCACCTCGCAGCAGCAGACCAACGACCTGTCGCTCACGGATCAGATTCGTGTCGCCCAGCGTCTGATGGCCGAGGCGGTCGCCATGCTGGCTCCGCTGTGCACTCGGATGACGTACGTGTCGATCCCCTCGAACCACTGCGCCGTGAGGACGGGCAAGGGCAACGACAACCGGGCCAACTCGCCGGACGACGACTTCGGGCTCTTGATCGCGGACACCATCCAGGCGATCATGTCGGGTCGGGAGCCGTTCAGCCATGTGAACTTCGCAAAGCCCCAGAAGTGGGAGGAGGCCGTCACGGTGGAGACCGCTGACGGGACCGCTGTGGGCTTCACGCACGGCCATCTGGCGGGCTCCCAGGCGAAGATACCGTCTTGGTTCAGGGACCTCGCCTTCGGGCACCGCAGTGGCCTTCATGAAGCCTCGATCCTGGTTCATGGGCACTTCCACAACTTCGGCGTGTCGCTCGTGGGGGACAACAAGTTCATCATCGGCTGCCCGACCGCAGACAATGGCTCCTCGTGGTTCACTAACCGCACTGGTGACGCCACTGACCCGGCCTTGTTGACTTTTGAGGTTCAGGACAAGAAGGCCAAGCGGTGGGAGCTCTGGTACGAGTGATTTTTGTTGTAGGTTTCCTCATGATAGTGGCGTTCGTCATGATCGCTGACGAGTACAGGGATGATCAGTGATGTTGTGGACTCTCTCAGTTCTCGCCGCGTGCGTCCTGTCGGGTGGACTCGGGTACTTCGTCGGGTCGGAGGTGAAGGGGATGCGTGATGAGGCCATCTTCGCGGCGTTTCTCAAGGAGGTCTCCGACGAGTCCGAGCAGATGAAACTCCTTCTGGATCTGGATGACTGATGAAGGGGCGTTCGGTTCCGGCCCTCAGCGCCCTGTCGTACGCTTACGGCAGAGGGCTGGGGGCCGAGTCGGTCGAGGAGCTGCTGGGCTTCTGGGCCTGCTATGTTTTCGGTTCCCAGTGGCGAGTGATAGGAATTCTCAATGAAAAGAACCGCAGAAGAGCAGAAAGCCATTGATCTCCAGAGGAAGAGCCTGGTCATCCGGGCCCTCCTGAGAGGCAAGCCTCGCAGCGAGGTGGCGGAGAGGTTCCAGCTCTCCGAGGCCGAGGTCTTCCGCATCGAGGAGGACTACTACTCCAGTCAGGAGTCGCTCTCCGAGCACGCCCAGCTCATGAAGCAGCTCACCCGTCTTGAGAAGCTCCTGGATGCGCTCTGGGACTCCGTTGTCGAGAATCCCCTGGCCACTAACCCGGACAACGTCAAGACGGCTCTGGCGACCATCGAGGCGGTCAGTGACCTCGCTGGGTTGAAGAAGACGAAGGTTGAGGCGGAGATCAAGTTGATCCAGCAGCAGCAGATTCCGATCATCGTCGCCTTTGTCGAGTCCGTTCAGAACAACATGGAGCAGCATTTGCTCCCTCTTCTTACAAAACGGGGGCAGAAGCAGCTCGAAGCGCACCGGGAGGAGTGGCTCGCCGACGCCACATCCAACTCGGCCAGTATCCTGGAGGAGCCCAAGGCCGATATGACTATCTGAGCGTGAGCAACATCATACTCTGAAGGGACAACAAGCTTCGGGGGTGTGCTACTATTATCCATGCAGGCAGGGGGTTGCGACCCGCTTCGGCGGCCCCTGGAGCGTTTAGCCTTTCGGCTCTCGCCCATCTGGTGTTTTCGGTTCCGCCAGATGGGCGATCCTGTTTTTATAGACTTGTCCCGAAGGAGGACCGATGGCGGAGAAGATAGACTTTCGGGCTGTCGCAGATCAGTTCGGCACGCGTTCGCACGAGCGGGCAATGCGAGAGGACCCTGTTCTCTGGGCGCAGGACCGGCTCGGGGATCACTTGTGGTCGAAGCAACGCGAGGTGATGTACTCGCTAAGAGACAACAAGCGCACCCTTGTCGCTTCTTGTCACGCGAGCGGGAAAGGTGCGCCACCCGAGGCGGAGATTCTCACGGGCCGCGGGTGGATCACCTACGGGGAGATCGAGCGCGGTGATCAAGTCTATACCCCTGAGGGGAAACTCACACAAGTAGTCGCGGTCATGAGGTGGCACGATCGCCCGCACTACACGGTGGAGTTCAGCGACGGCGTCGCCGAGCAGTTCGACGCAGCCCACGAGTGGAACACCATCCACCTGTCGCACCGACCTCGGAAGGTCTCCGACTGGCGGGAGCATTGGGGTTCGACACGTCGGTTCGAAACCCTGGAGATCGCTGACACTCTCCGATCGACAACCGGGCAGTTGAACCACCGAGTGCCCACCTGCCGCCCTCTGTCGGGCTCAGGGAAGGCTCCGGAAGTTGACGGGTATCTTCTTGGCTATTGGCTGGGGAATGGGACTCGTGGCGCCGGTGCGATCACGTTCCATGCGAACGACAGCGAATACCTCTTTCGCGAGGCTCAGCGGGCTGATCATGACCTTCTCCCGATTCGTGAGACTTCTGAGAACGGGCGGATGTCTACACCTGCGGGTCTTCAGGTAGCACTTCGTCGAGTCGGTGTTCTGGAGGAAAAGCACATCCCCGAGGCGGTTCTCCGCGCCCCTGTCGAATACCGATTGGCTGTCGTTCAGGGGTTGCTCGATGCAGACGGACATGCGACGATGACCGGCTCAGTGTCTCTGGACCTCTGTGACGAGAATCTCGCCCTTGGAGCGCAGGAACTCATTCGCAGCCTAGGCACGATCGTCAACATTCATCCGCATGACGCGAAGTTATACGGTCGGGTGACGAGTACGCGTTACCGGATGAACTTCACGCCGATTGGGTGGGAGCCATTCCGGTTACAACGGAAGCGAGAGGCATTCCACAACAATCGAGGGGCCAGTCAGGTGTCTCGGAACACGGTGCGCACTATCAAGAGTGTTGAGCCCGCGGGCATCTCGACAACGATCTGCATTGAGGTTGCGGACCCGAGTCACATGTACTTGACTGGGCGAGCTTTGATCCCCACGCACAACTCACATACTGCATCTCGGGCTATTGGTTGGTGGCTCGATGCCCATCCGCACGACCCTACCGAGACCCGCGTGATCACCACGGCACCCTCGTGGAACCAGGTGAAGAACGTCATGTGGGCCTATGTCGAGGACCTCCAGTCCAAGGCGAACATGCCCGGTCGGATCACAGGTAAAGCAGAGTGGACCTTCCCCGGGTTCAAGACCGCCACCGCGTTCGGGCGTAAGCCCGCGGACTACGACGAGTCCACATTCCAGGGCTTCCACTCCACCTACGTCCTTGCCGTTGTCGATGAGGCCGGTGGTGTTGCGGAGAACATCTTCACCTCTGTCGAAACCATCACCACGAACAAGCACGCCCGCATCCTCGCCATCGCGAACCCGGACGACCCGAACTCGTACATGGCGAAGATTTGGCGTGACGAGGAGAAACTCCCGCCGTCGGAGCGGAAGTGGAACCTCATCACTATCTCGGCCTTCGACACGCCTAATTTCACGGGCGAGGAGGTGCCTCAGAAGGCGAAGGACAATCTGCTCCAGAAGGAGTGGGTCGAGGATGCCGAGCGCCGCTGGGGCAAGGATGATCCTCGGTACGTGTCGAAGGTCCTCGCCAGGTTCCCCGACATCGGTGACGACGGCCTGTTCAACCTCGGCCGGGTGCTTCAGTCCATGAACGAGTGGGCTGATGACGAGTGGAACACGACCGCTCCGATTCACATCGGCGTTGACGTCGGTCTGTCCACCACCGGCGACTTCAGCGTGATCTCCACATGCCAGGACGGCCATGTCGAGGTCGTTGAACGAGTGAAGGGTTATGACGGGAACAGGCTTTCTCGTCTCATCGGGCAGCATGCCAAGCGTCTGCGGGCGGAGGGCCTCGACGTGGACATCCGTATCGACGCCGTGGGTGTCGGACGCGGTGTCCAGGCTGTCATCGACAACCACGTGCCTGAGGAGATTCCGGTCTACTGGATCGTCGGCAACGCTGCTTCGCCGGACAACCTGAAGTGGTACAACTTCCGCGCTGCGATGTACGACTCCGTCGCTCAGGCGATCAATGTTGGCGAGTTGTCAGTTCCACCCGATGAGGCCGCTGGGGAGAAGACCGAGGGACTCTTCGATGAGTTCCGCTCAATCCTCTACGAGTACAGAGGGACCAAACTCCTGATTCGTGGGAAGGACGAGCTGAAGAGGAAGGGCGAGCCCTCGCCTGACGTTCTGGACTCGATCTGCTACGCGTCGATGCCGAGCAGCCTTCTAACAGATGGGGCCGACTCTCTCATCGAAGCTGATACCCTAATGGAGAGTACGGATTCCGAGTACTCGCCTATTGACGAGTGGGGTAATGAGGAGTGGACCTTCGCCCCAGCCTGAGGAGTTGAACTGTGAAATTTGGCACATTTCAGATTGGCGGGTCCACCCAGCGCGTCCAGGCCCGGCTGACTGAGGCGTCCAAGGCGTACGCTGCGGTCACCCGCGGGGCTGTCGCATCCCTCAACCGGGAGGACATCGGCTGGTCCCGTTGGGGCGATGAGGACGCCACCTCCGATGTGGTATCTCTCTCAGTCATCAAGGAGCACTCGCTGAGGGCCCGCAGGCTCGCAGCCTACAACCCTCTCGTCAAGCGGGGCATCGGTATCCGCAACGCATATATGTGGAGTGAGATTCCTCGCATTTCTGGGATCAAGACGCCTGAGACCGCAGCGCTCTACGATACCGTCCTCTCCCGCACGGCCCGTGCTCGGGACGAGGCGGCCTTCTGCACTGATGGCATCGTGCTCTACCCCGTCCGCCGCATCGACAAGCGTGTGGCTCCTGTGCCCCTGTCGCGTATCCGTGGTATCGCCCGGGCCCTGGATGCCACCGATGAGGCCGACATCTTCGCCTTCCTGATCGACCCGGTGCCCGTGTCGGACACCCTCTCTGCTGAGGAGCAGGAGCGGCGCAAGCCCGAGTGGCATGTTGTTAACGGCAAGGACTGGGCTCCCGTAAAGGACGAGAAGGGCTACAGGACCGTCCACGACGATCGAGTCGTTTACGAAATGGTCAACAGGCAGATCGGCGAGCAGTGGGGAAAGCCCGAGCTCATGGGTGCCGTGTACTGGGCGCAGGCCTACAAGGAGTTCCTTGAGGCCAGCCACGTCATGACCAAGGCCCTTGCCAGAATTGCGTTCAAAGTCACATCCGCTACGGCCAAGCAGCAGCAGGCTGTCATCCAGCAGATGTCGAACGCCCAGGGCATCGGCGGCCTCGCCTCGCTCGGGGCGGGCCAGGAGTTCACC